AGAAAAATCCTCAAGGAACTCAAGTTCTTCATCAAGGATTTCAAGTTCCTTAGCTTCAATCTCCATCTCCTTTTCAAGTTCAAGTATCTCTTCCTCAGTAAGTTCAATAATTTCGAGTTCTTCAAATTCATCATCATCTGAAATTTCAAATATGATAATGCCGTCATCAAGAACTCCTTGTTCGTCGTCATAAATCTCCTCATCTTCTATTAGATAATCTTCATCATCTATATAGATAATCTCATCTTCATCTATTAGATTTTCGTCGCAGTCTCCTCTCATAATTTGAGCGTCGGTTAATTCACAACCGTATTCTTCAAGGTTAGAAGAACGCTCCATATCTCTTGAGACTGTTCCGTCATCTACTTCTGTCTGTGTATATTCTAATTCTTCGCCATCTATTTCAACAATGACTATTGGAATAGTAGTAGTTGTAGTTGGTGGTGGTTCAGGTTCAGGTTCGGGAGCAGGTGGAACTGTTGTTGTAGTAGTTGTGGTTGTAGTCGTTGTGGTAGTTGTTGTTGTAGTAGTTGTAGTAGTTGTAGTTGGAGCAGTAAATTTATAATAAACATTATCAAATAACCACCAATCTTGTAAATTATCTGAAGCTCCTGCAATTACAATCTCATTAATTGTAGTTCCAGTAGGCGCAGTTAAAGTTACTTGTGAGTTACCTTGACTATTTGCAACGATATTAAAGGTTGCAGAAGTTGAATCATCATAATAAATAGTTCCTGTATTAGCGTCATCAACCGCTAAAGTGAGAAAACCGACCTCAGTAATTGGTTTACTGTTTGAATTAGGGAACGCAATTGTAAGAGAATCTGTTGAGCTACGGAGTCCAAGTTGATATCTGTCTGAACCAAAGTATTCTGACCCGTGACAATCCATATCTTCAATGTGGATTCCCCCAGCAACCATACTAGCGTCGCAATCAGTTTGGGCAGTAACAGCAGTATCGCTACCACCATAAACGAAAGTAATATCTTCGTTAACCTGTTGGTTATCAAAATCTTCCGTAACCGTCGTCTCATCAGCGTAAGCTATTGGTACTGGAGAGATTAGTAATAGAACTACTAATAAACGAAAAGCTTTATTAAATTTATTAAGCACAAACTAGCCACCGCAGTTACAGTTCTTACAACAACCGTCCATTAGCCACCTATCTTCCATATAATTTCGGTAATTTCCCCCGATATTCCACTTATTACAGTTAAAACCTCAGCTAATCTTTCATTAGCGTTTGTTACTTGTGCATTTAGTGTTGCTACTTCTTGTTGTAAATCATTTACGGTCTTAAATAACCACGCAACTAAACCAGCAAGACCACCTTGCAGTACTTGATTAAGATTTACTGTTGCTTTCATTTAATCTTCGAAAGTTGCTTTTGGTTTATATTGTTCCAAAGCGTGTTGCATAACAGTTATAAAAGAACTCATAAAAGATACTCCTAAGAGTTGCATTAAATCTGCGTCGATAATGCCTGTTGAGTTTGCTAAATATAAAGATATAGCTGACTGCAACCCTGTTCTAATAGCTTTTGAAAACATAAATTTCCAATAAGCTTTCCAATTACTTTTTGCCATTGTTTCTCCTATTCTTCTTCCGTTATCTTACCACCAAATTGCCTGCGATTATAATCTTTGCAGGTCTTATTACCACAAATAAATTTGGAAGTCTCAGGGATATATAATAAGTCTTGTTTGCATTTTGGACATTGGATTTTAATGGGAGACCCCCAAGCTAGACTATGTTTTTCCCCTCTAGTTTAGCATTGAGTGTTTTCAGATTCCCGTTAATCTCAGAAATCTTTTCATAAACTTCCTTAGAACCTATCATTTCAGAAGAACTTTTGTTAGATAATTCAGCTCCACCAAGATTTATATTTGAATATTTAATAGTTACTTTTTCTCCAGCGAGTAAAGCGTCTGCAACTTTAGGGTACATTTTCTTATAAGCGTCTCCTGAACCACCTATAAATCCGTCTTTTCCTTTGTCTAAGTCTTGTTGGGTCTCTCCAATTAGCAGACAACCAGCAGTATGGGAATCTTGATTCCCCGTATGAATTAAAATCCACTTAAAGTTAGGAACATCTTGAAGCCATAACATACCTTTGTGCATTGCACCATATCTAGCAGTATATTTACTATGAAATCCACCCTCAGTTCTTAATTTTATTTCATATTCGCCTAAAGGAATTGCAGTTTCTGAGTGAACTTTTACATCTCTAACTTCATCTTCAAGAGTAAACGCTTCAAATACACCGTCAATGAAGAGCATTCCATTTGTAGCGTCTTTACCGAACTGAGTTCTTACTACATCAAGTTTCATTAGCTTGGTTTCGGATTATCGTCTTTAACTTTTTTAACAGCTTTATACCAGTCGCCAGTCTTATCGCCCTTAGAAGATGTCATATCGTGATATAACATATCTAGTTGTTCGCCTAAAGCTGGATAACTTTCTTGTCTATCTCTAGCATATCCGTTATCTTGTTGGTCTAATTTATACTGTGCTCTATCTTCAATAGCTTGTGTGTATTCAGCGTCTGTAAACTCTCGTTTTTGATTATTGACTTGAGCATACAAAGGTTTTTCACTTTCTATTTCAGAAGTTGCTTCAGTTCTAAATTGTGCGATTGTCTTAATTGCCATAATATTTTTCCTTTCCTTATCTTAGCATTTATTTTCGTAGTCCGTAAAGTTTAAATTCCCCATTATCTATATTTCCACTATCCATATAAAAAGATACACCATCATTTGCCTCGTTAACTGTATGAACGCCACCACCTTGAGCGCCCGATAATTTAGATATAGAGTTTAAATTAGTATTTTCAATAGAGTAAAAAGAATGACCACTTGCATTACTGAAATTATATAAGTGCATAACACCATTTGCTTGTTCTTGTGCAGGTGTACCTATATAAGTTATATACCACCTAGCTACATTTTGTTCAGCAGTTGTACCACCACTAGAATAAGATTTTAATTCTGAAATTGCGTAGTCATACTCACTATCGCTATCAGCAGTTCCACTTGTTGTTACTCTCAAATATAATGGTTGAACATCAGTTGAACATTCAACATTATTAAATGTAACAACATACACATTATAAGTGCTATCAATACCTGTCAAAGTTACACTTGCAACACCACTTGTTACACTTTCACTATCTATTAAAACTAAACTACCTGCCATTATAAAACCCCAAATACACTTGCAACCATTTGATTAGTTTGTGATTGTAATTTAAACCTTACGCCTGATATTTTTTCAGCTACTCTATGAACGCCAATAGTTCTTGTTCCCCTAAAGTTAGATGGATTACTTTGTGAAGATTGATTAGTTACAAAAGTATAACTAGCACTATCATCAGCATTATATATTCTCGTTAAAGCCCCACCACCATAAGAAGAATTGCCACCTGTTATTATTGGTGCTATTTGATTAGTGTTTACATAAGTCCAACTTCTGTCAAAACTTGTATTGCTTTTAAAATCTAATGCACCTAAGTCGTACTCGTTCCCATCAATAAGTGTGTTTGAACTATCATAAAATTGCACACCAATATAGCCATCTGCTGATGAGCTTAGTATTCTTAAATAAATTTCATATATATTAAAACCTTTATCAAACATATTCTGTAAATCAAAATTTGACACTTGCCCATCTGTTTCAAATTCTTGTAAAAATATTAAATTAGTAGCCATTACTTAGTCCTCAAACCATATAAAGAAAAAATGCCTGATATAGTAATTCCACTTCCTGTTTGTGCCTCTATTTTAAAATAATTATTAGCTTGTGCTGTTGTATGACAATGCCCACCATAGACCATTCCATTAGTACCACTATTAGGCGAGTTTGTAGATTGTTGAGTTACAAAAGTATATTTTGAAGAATATATAAAATCATAAATATAACAGTAGCCATTACTTGGCTCAGTATCTCCGTGTTGTCCTAATCTTACACTTCCATAATTAGCAGTTTTAATATCATAAAAAGTTGTTCCCTCTGCCATTTCTAACGCTTGTGGATAACTACCTGCAAAACTACTTCCACCATCTGCACTAAATTCCATACCTGCATAATTACTAGCACCACCACTTCTAGTCATATTTGTAAAAGTTAAAAAATGAATAGCATAATTTCCAAAAACATCATCAAAAGCTACTGAACTAGCACCACTTACAGTTTGTGTTGATATTAATTCTAAAGAGCCAACTGTTGTAAATTTTCCTGCTAAATCTAAATTATAAATATCATTAGGTGTAAATATTCCTTTATTACTTCCCCAACTTTGAGTTGGTGCTTCAGGTATATATCCATATTCACTCATAATTACACCACCTTATATAAGGTAAAAGTTCCACTTGCTACATTACCACTATGTAAATGAAAACTTATTCCATCACTAGCACTTGCAACTGTGTGAAGAAATCCCCCAACCTCTCCTCTTGTATTAGGTGAAAAGTTACGCCCTACTGTTGTAAAAGTACCAAAACTGTATTCACTTGCATTATTAAAATTATAAAGATATATTAATCCTGCGTCTTTTTCATAAGTTCCTGTTCCTGACCAACCAAAAGAAAAATCTGTTTGATTAGGTGTAGCACTATTACCAAAAGTAGTATCTGCATATAGACCTTTAAAAGCACTATCATAATTTGCATCTGTTTGTATTGTTCCACCTTTAGTTAATCTTGCTCTTCTAACTACTGTATCAGTAGCACCTGCAAAATTTTGAAATGCAACCATATAAACATCATCACTATCTATGCCTGTTAAGGTAACACTAGCTACTGCACTTGTTACTGTATTTGTTGCTACTTGTATTAATCCCATTAGCTATCAACTCTCAATCCATAAATCCTTATTACACCACCTGTTAAATCTTGCGACAAACTTGTTGCGTCTATGCGAATACCTGTACAACTTGTTGCCTGTTTATAAGCCCCAATTCCTTTATA